TTTCCTTTGAAAAAAACCTGAGGAGGAGGTTTACCCTCCCCAGGGATACCAGTCGAATATATTACGATCGATCTAGTTTATTTATTTTAGTTTCCACCTACTGTTACTTCTAGTTGAGCGCAATCAAGAATCCAAGTTCTTTCACCTGCATCTCTTCCAAATCCTGCATCAGCAATTTTTCTAACCCAAGACTCTCTACTGAAAGCTACCGTTGAGCCAGACTTGTCAATTACCGTAACTGGAACAACACCGCTTCCTGAATTTTCATCAGAAGCATGAACTCCACTTAAATAATCGTTTGCATCAGAACCTTGCTGAGTAGTAATTTCAATTGAACCAGATTTGTTATTGGTTTTTGATCTTGTTACTTCCCCATCGGCTCCAACTTGTTTCGTAAAAGCATCTTCATCTCTGACAATGTTTACGAAAGTTCCTTCTGCTAAACCAGACAAAGCTCTTGTACCAACAATGATACTCACTTCACCCGCATTATATGATTTTAAATCAGACATCATTTTCTCCTTATACTGTTACTCGACCACGAACGATTACTTTATGAACTGCACCAGCTAGGCGACCTTCAAACTCAATGTCTCCGAATTCTCTTGCGGCACGTTGAATCTGTGGAATGTCAGCTACTAAAGGGACTGTCACAACTGGAGCTTCGTCTCCACCTGCTAAAAGACCAACGGCTACTGCCTCATCTAATGGACCCTTAACCTGTAATCCTAAAGCATCTCCACCTTTATCTGTGTAAGGCACTTTGTCCTCATTGATAAGCATGAAATAAACATCTTCTTTAATTCTACGAGTAAGCCAATCAATTCCGCGAACGATGTCAATAAACTCTCCAGTTCCAGAAGTACCTTCCATTGTTATGGCTTGTCCTGCTACCGTTAAATAAAGGTTGGCATTTTTTCCAAGAACATTGGCTCTTTCAGTTGAATTTAATTCATCGTCAGGAGTAACCCCAGAAAGGCTTTTGAATTTCCAAGTAACTGAACCCGGATCTTTAGGGCCTAATCGACCACACCAAGCAGCTGCCGGATAAGAATCAAGGTTAGCCGTTTTCGTATAAATCCCAACTGATCTTTCATAAATTTTCATTTGAGCAAAGATTGAAGTCGTGTCCGTTGCGTGAGCAAGATCTTTTGAATCAGCTTCATCTGTCTCATAAAAATAAGTCTTAAGCATCGCCTCAATTGTTGCACCTGCTGATAAAATGTCAGCTTCAACTCTTGATGTAGAGATTAAGAAATACCAATCAGAGTCAATTTCATTAACCCTTGCAATTGCCGTGGCCATCGCTTCAGCAATTTCTCTTCTTGCAATAACAACCTTCTCAGGCCGTGGACTTTGGCTAAATGCTGCCCTTGCCGCAAGATAAGCTTCGTCAGTTACAACAAAACCTGCTGAAAGAATGTCTTCCAGGTTCTCATAAATTTCAACATCATCAGCTGCCTGAACCGTGTTTTCATCCATGATTAAAATTGTCCCAAACCCAACACGAGTTGGAACTTTAGTAAGTTTGTCAATTTGAACATCGACAATTGAACTAAGACTTGTCATATACACCTCTCCTTTAAGGTTTGATTACTTCTTGTTGAGGGACGCTATAAACTGAGTCATCTTCTTTTACGATGTCTCCCTTAAAGGTCACTTTCTCGATCACACCGATATCGATGCTTTCATTATTTGCTATGTTAACTATTATATCTAATTGAGCCCTTTTTTCAAACCCTGTTCCTAACATTGCCGTTAAATCTTGAACTACTTGTCTTTCGACAATTGAAACGCCAACACTTTTAAGATATTCGCCTAAGTTTAACGATCCGTCTGCCTTCACACCCATTGCATAAAGACTCGCCTGGAATAGGGCAAGGGAATCATGCACCCCTTGCCCATATCCCTGACAAGATATAGTGAACTGACGAAGGGAAGAAAGCACAAAACTGCCCCCGACACTCCTCAAGTTCTCGTCAGAACCGCTTGCACCTGGTCCAACAATCATTTTCACACTAACATATGGCTTCGGTGGCTTAGTTCTGTTTTCGTTTGCCAACTCTTCTGCCAAAATTATTGTATTTTCTGCCGCTAACGTCTGTTCTAACGCGCTGACAAAGATTAGTTCAAGAACATCTTTTGAGATCATGCATCCCCCTGAGGGTCGACAAGTTGGGCCATTGACTCATAATGAGGAAGGTCTGTATTTTGCGCCCAATTATTTATGCTGATAACTTGAAAGGCTTGGCCAAGATAAATAAATGTATCCGCTTGGGTTTGAGAACTCTCATTGTTTGTTACCAGTTCTACGTCTGAATAAATTTTTAAAGTATTTTTTGACTGTCTGCCCTTGGGCAATAAAAGTATTTCTTTTGGAGTGGCATTCATAACCACGGCCTTTACTAGTACTTGACTAGAAGCCCCTGGAACGTATCTGCCATCGACATAACTTCCTGTCGCATCATTTCTCGTGACTTCTAAAACGGCTGTTAGAAAGCTATCTATTAGGCTCATTGCTCACCTTCTCCGTTCATAACTTTAGTATATGTAAAAGAACCTACATATTGCCCAGTGTTCAAGAGAGGTGTCCCTCCCCTTTTTACTGCTGGAGTAAGTCCTGTTCTGATTTTCTTTTGAATGTTTGAAACTTTTAAGATGCCTATTTTATTTAGGGCATTTTCTACTGTTTCCTTTCCGTCCATTATTTTTCCAGCAAGAACGTCAGTTAACTTATTTAATTTCTTTTTATTTTCATCAAAGGCAGCTCTAACATGGGATCTTTCTGGGATACTCCCGTCTTCTGTGCCAAATTCCTGAACCATTGCGATATCAAGGTTTGTGAAGCCACCCTCTCTTGAGGCATTGGTGTCTGCCCCATCTTGAGGCAAGCCAACTTTTACGAAAGGATTAGATTCAAGCTTTTTTAATTCCTTTAGAATATTGTCGTAACCTAAATCCTTTGAGGTTGTTTCGTTTTGGGCCATTTAACAAACCACGAAGGGGCTTATTACTAGTTGCCTTCTAATTCTTTTGAATTGAGTTCCGTAAGATGTTAGATCAAGCTCTCCACTAATAGTAGAAAGGCCGCCATAAGAACGGCTTAGTGATCCAACTGTTTCCGATGTTACGCCGCCAACCCTGCCGTTTCTCTCGGTCATTTTTATCATATGGGCAAGGAGGTAGGCAGAAGCGAGAGGGGCTTTTTCACCCCAGACGCTTGTCGTAACTTCACGATCAACTTCTGCAATAAGTAAAGATAAGCTGCCCTGGGTAAGAGTAGAATACTCAGGGGCTACTTTCTTGAATAAGGGGAAGTTGACTGCCATTTAATTATCCTTCCATTGCGGCACGTTCATCTGCCGTTAGTTCCAATTTTTTTAATTGACCTTCAATAGCTTTTTGGACTTTCTTTCTGTCGTCTTCAACTTCCCATTTAGAGAGAAGAACTTTATTGAGACACTGCTTAACTGTCGCAACGGCTTGGTCAACCTTCATAGCTCCTAACTCTGGGGCTACTTTTTCTTTTTCCGCATCTTCTTGTTTCATATCTTTTTCAGTTACTACTTCAAGATGACCTTCTTCTAATAGATACTTAAACTTAACAGTATCCTTTATAGACTTCCAATCAGAGTCAGCGATTTTATTTATTCCACCAACGATAACATCAATACGAGTTCCGTTTGGCTTTCCTTTTTCTACTTTTCCGATTGGGTAACAGACATTTAAGATATTTGGCTTATTGTATTTTACTAACATGGTGCTTTCCTTTTAGTTGCGAAATGGCGGCAGCCCGTGAGAGCCACCGCGCGATTAAAAATATTTTATTAGATACCATCACCTTTGGCTTGAGATAGTGGGTAATACATGAGTACTCCACCATAACGAGCATGAGTTGGTACTTCAAACTCTAGTCCTTTTTCTTGAACAGGAAATTGTTCAAAATCTTGAGGAACTTCAAGTGTGAATTTGTCAGGGTTTCTGTCATAACAAATCATCATGTCAGTTGAACCTGCGCCAGCTCCTTCAAGCTCATTTAACCAATCGATTCCTTCTAGATGAGGATTGTTTTTAAGAATCCACTCACCAATAGAAGTATCAGAGTTTGCACTTCTTGGAGTATCGAATAAAAGGTTGTAATGAAATAAAGGAAGTAAAAGAGTGTTTCCACTTTCAATACCTTTAGAGTTCGTATGAATTGCTCTTGTAAGCAAGTTCACATCTCTAATGATTTGATCTGGAGTTTTTGCTGTCCATAAGGCAGAAGAACCAGTTCCATCAGCTGGCATTGCAACGTCAGGAACGTTAGCATTGTCAAACCAACCACTAAGGCCAGAAGCAACATCACCAAAAAATGCAAGGCTGTTTTCTTTGTTCATTACAGCACGACGAGCAGCATTGGCACGACGTTGCTCTAAAGGACGACCTGCCATTTGAGCAGCTCTAACTTCTTGAACATTCCAACCATAAGAAGCACCTAAAGATTTAACTTTAGAAGTAAACTCACGTCCTAAAACGTCAGCTCTTGGAAGATCATGAGCATAGTTAGCGATAAGTTTTGCAACTCCTACTTGATCGAATTGACGATAAGTAATTGACTCTGCACCTGCACCTGCTTCAAAAGAAACTGGAATTACCATACGTGCTTTAAGTTCTTTAAACTTAATATCGTATGTTTTTGATTTGATGTGCTCTAACTCTCTTAGGAAAAAGATAGTCTCGTCAGCATCTGTTCTTTGTTGTGCATCTAAACTTTTAAAAGTTTTCATCGTATCTCCTTATACCAAAGAAAGGTCAATTACTGCCAATTCGTCAGCAGACCCACTATTTAAGATTCTAGCGTTAGCCAGTAAAGCTCTTTCTGAAGTTCCCGTAGAAACACCACAAGAACCAACTCCATTTCCACCTGCTGCATATCTAACATATACTGCATCTGTAGGATCAAAAGCTTCTTCCATTTTTACATAGATTCTACCTTTTCTGATTACGCTCATCATGTCTTTTTCAGCATGTTCACCTGCGTTTCCTGATAAAGGATTTTCAAGTGTAAGGCTTCTAACAACAACACCAGCAACTTTTTTTGCATCTGTGATGTCTGCTGAGACTGCTGGCAAAATTGCCTGAGTTTCTGCGTCTGTACCAAGTACGACGAATTTACCAAAACCAATTGCACTACCTTCTGCTAAGAAGCTGTGAATATCAGTATTGCCAAGATCAACTCTTTGACCTTCATACGCTTTGCCTTGTTCGGCTACAACTGTTTGACTCATAAAGTCCTCCTATTTGTTAACTGTTTTACCTAATGGTTTGTTCCATGCTTCTGAATCATTTCTCATTGACTCTGTTCTTTTTTCTTCTACCGTAGTTACTTCTTTTTTATCATTTTTAAAGTTTTCAGAAACTTTTTTGTTCGCGTTTTCTGAAACATCTAGTCTCTCAACTACTGCATCATAACGAGCACTGATATAAACTTCAGACTTGCCTTCAAAATCAACATCATTTCTGCTGTCAGCATTGATTACAGCTTTTTTGATTTCTACTTCAGAAGCTCTGTCTAATTTAACCATATCTTCTTCGCTTAAAATCTTAGCAGCATTATCTTCTAAATCTTTACGCTCTTTAACAAGCTTAGAAATAGTATCAGCATCGATCTTAACTTCTTTTTCAGAAGCAGCATCTAATTTTGCTTGAAGAGAATCAGCTTTCTTTTCTGCTTCTTCTTTTTCTTCTTTGGCATCTTTTAGTTCTTCTTCTTTTTCGTCAGCTTCTTTCTTAGCTTCTTCTTCGGCTTCGTCCTTGCCTTTTTTCATTTCAGCAAAGTTGTCCTTCATTTCTTTCATGTCTTTCTCGTATGCGTCTTTAAGGTCTTTCTCAACTTCAAATTCTGCATCACCGATTTTGATTTTTGGCATGTCGCCCTCCGTTTTGTTATCATTATTGATCTTATTGATTTCGTGTTCGTTAAGCATGACAGCATCATAGCGATCTGTCTTTAGGCGTACTTCGTGCCCTGCTCTTCCTCTATCTACTAAGGCCAGATGATTGATAATTATTTCACGCTGGATAGTATCATACGATTGACCTTCATATTCTCCTGCGGTTTTATCTAACTTCACATCATATCCAAGCGAGACTTCTAGCTTGCCTGCTTGAATATCCTTTATAGCCTCTGTGTCCGTTATTGTGACAAAGGTTTTTTGGAATTTTGCATTAGGATAATTGCCATTAGTAACGAATCCCGCTTCTGAACCATCTCTGTTAACAATTGAAACGGTATCTGAACCAAACCCAATCATTAGCTCTTTTGAGTTTTCAGGACTTACCATTGTTGCCGGATGGTCATTAGTTACCGGAACTCCCTTGAGAGATTCCATGGTTTCGTTTGAAAATACTTCTTCGGGCGGTCTATGCTCTTTAATTACTTGACCGCTTTTATCCATATATATCTGAATACCAACACGTCCGGCATAAACAGGAAATTTTAAAAACCCCTGTGGAGTCATCTCAATCCCGTCGAATTTTAATATATCTAATCTTCTGCTCTGTTTCATATCTCTAAAGTGTACCAAGGTTTCTCAATTATTCAACAAACTCTTCAATATAGGGTTCGGCGTAACATCTACAGTTAAAATCTTCGCCTGGGTTAAGTGTACCACGAGGCTTTTTCTTGCCGTTTTCCGACTTGTTTTTTCCCCATTCAAATATCTCTCCCTCTAATCTATGGGAGTAAGGCTCACCTCTTACCCTTTCGTCTCGAGCAGTTCTCCATATATATTTTTTAATCCCAACAGATTGTTGACGCTGCTCGTTGATGGACGAATTAAGTTTTAAGACTTGATCCCTTGCAATGCCCTTGGCTCGCGTCTCGGCCTTTATAAATCGACCTCTAAAGCCTTCAGGGTCCTTGTTTCTGGCCATTATCTTTGCTGCAATATCTTTGGCCCTTTCCCCTTTCATCACCCCATTCGTAACAACTTGCTCAATCTCATTCATCATCTGTTCTTGAACACCATTAATGAGCTGAATATTATTAGCGACAAACATTTCCATCTGCTGATTAAGGAAAACGTCGTCGGCTGCAATATCTATTCCTAAAGAAGCCTTGAATGCTTTCTTAAGATTTAGGCTGTTAACCTTATCTGTCTCAAACCCAAACTCTTGAGCAGCTGCCTCAATTTCTCTTTTATTGTTATTTCCACCAAACAAAGAACGTCGAGTACTTGCAAAAATTCCTTTCATAACCATGGAAACAGGAGCATCAAACCTTTGGCCATCAACTCTTTGCCTTTCCATTTCTGCTTGCTCAACAATAGATGGGAGCTGTTCAATTATTCCTGCATTTATAATTTCTCTTACTCTTAGGAATATTTTACGGACTTGCTTGCCGTATGCTTGCTCAATTCTTTTTGTTTCTTTGTGGCGAGGCATTTTATTTTGAAGATTCGGCTGCTTTCCGCGCCTTTTTCCTCTTTTTTGCCGCTTTCTACTTTCTTCTTTTACAGCTTGGGCAATCTGAATGTTTTCAGGTTCTTTTGCCATTAGAACAAGTCGCCTATCATTAGTGCAGCGTTTCCAGACATATCAAATAAGTTTGAATTCTCGGCATTAAAACCCGTTAGAGTGAAATCTGTCTTTTCTCCGAATCTGGCTGGCCATGTAAATTCTACTTGATAAGGTGTCTGCCCCACTAGGATTTCAGAAGTTTCATATCTTAATGTCCCTGGAGCCTGAACTGCCGGTATAACCTTCGCAACCCTATTAGTACTTCCGTTGAATAGCGCAAAACTGACGAATATCCCAACCTTTTTCGCGGGAATAGTTACGAATCCACCTTTTGAGAGATTGTCTCCAGTGTCAATCAAGTTGTAAATATTAGCGGGAACACCTGTCGTTATAGTTCCTGTTCCTATATATATTTTACCTTCGTTAACGCCCGAGGCCCCTGCGGAAACCCCCGTCATTCCATATCCCTGAACTCTGAAACAAGCTTTCGCCATGGGAACACCCGTTTGACCGTTAAGAGTTACAACTTCTGAAAATTCAATATAGTCTACGTCCAAGCACTCAATAAGAACTGACCTTAGTCCTGTCCCTGCTGAACTATCGTCAACGTCTGAACTTGAAACAGTCATTATTGCCGCGGCCGGAGGGAATACATACATGGAGTTTACTGGCCATAGGGTTTGGGGCGTATCGCTTACCCCAGACGCCTTAAAGAACATTGGCTTGAGTTTTATGTTTGGTAAAATACCGTTGGTCGCTGCTATTTGAAATGGGATCT